CTACGCTTTGTTTGTTTGTTTGTTTGTTTGTTTGTTTGTTTGTTTGTTTGTTTGTTTGTTTGTTTGTTTGTCATTATTATCCCTTTTTCTGGTTGAATTACATCCTATCTCTAAAATACTATTTAGAGATATAAAATTATTTTAAACCTTATCAGGCCAAGGGTCAGACGTTGGCCATACCATCGCTGGCGGTCTTAGATTTTTTGGCCCAATATCAGGAATTGCCTCATTGCCTTTTATTTTAGGGTCGGCGTGGTATGGGGTAAACCGCATGAAATTAGAGTCGCCGACCCCTCCCACATAAATACCTGCAACGGCTCTATTTGTATCATCATCATATAAGCTAAATCCACAAGATTCATCAGCTCTAAAGCCAAGAGGAATCCCACTTGTACCAATAACTTCAACCCTTCCTGGCTGTCTTGGTAGATACCCTTTTTCTGTTTTGCCTAAATAACCAAACAGCCCCCAAGACAGCCCCCCCATGTGACAAGTCACAAAGTTGCCTTGCCTGCGGAATTTAATATAAGCTCCAGGCTTTAGGTTTTTAGTTATAGCATTCACTAAACCTGTATCACCATCTGTCACAATCCATTTTCCGTTGCGTTTTTGCCATTTCCAGGCTCCGACTCTACCTCCATCTGATGATTCATAAATCGTGCCGTTCGGCTCATTACCTGTTATTTTACCCCCAGTTGTCTCAGGCTTATCGGGGCGACCGCTACCAAGCACAACGGTTATGGCTTTAATATCTCTCCCGATTTGCTCAATGACCTCGGGGAGTTGTTGTAAAAGCTTCATTAGCTATTTTTCCCGCGTTGATAAGCTGCCTTTAAGTCCATTGCTTTTAAGGCGTTAATTTGCTCAATCACGCCATCTAAACTCTGTTTAAATTCCGTCAGTTTGCTAGTTAGTGCCTCAGGCGTACTGCTTCCGCTTGCTTTGAGTTTGCGTAACTCTTCAGCCAGCTCTCTAAACGTGTCTAAATCGGCTGATACCTCGCCGCCTAACAGGTCATTTTTAAGTTGGGTTACCTTAGTATCAATTTGAGCCAAAATAGCTTTATCTTGCTCGCCTAAGTATTGAGCAAACTCGGTTAAGAGTTGTTGAATGTTTTGTGTTGTCATAGTCGTCCTATTTTGTAAGCTATAATTAAATCTGAAAATTCAGGTAAAACAGGTGTACCACAGCCACCAGAAATACCTTTTGATAACGTCACCTTGATAGGTTGTTTTGATTGCAACGATACCGCCACTTCTTGTTTTAACTGCAATTTCACGTCGATTGCCCGTTTACAGTCTTTCATCGCGTCATTCCTCTACGCGTTTTGCAGAATAATAGCTATAACGCGTAATCTTTCCGCCACATAGCGTGTCTCGCCAGTTGCTCGTATTCGTGATTTTTAACGCCCAACTTGCGGTCTCCCACCTTGTGTTAGCTAAACGGTCGCGCGTGCAAGTGATTTTGATGTTATTATCAGATAACGTAATACCATTGCCTTTTGTCAAATGGATAACTGGATCTTTGCTACTATCAGGCACGATAAACAAGTCAAATTCGCTATCAGCAAAGTCTTCTGGTACTTCTTTCTCATCTAGCGTCAGCGTTTCACTTTCATCGTCACCAAATTTCCAGTTAAAATTAATGATCGGTTTGTCTTTAGTCATCATGTTTAAACATTGCCCCTAATTGATTCGGACTAAACCGCCAACCATTTTCTCCACCGCAAATCGCATTAAAGCACCACTCACTGCAAAAATATTTTGAGCGTTTTTGTTTGATGCCTAGCACAATCCCTAACGCACCCCACCAGTCATATTTACAGCCCAAAGTGCGGTCAAAATAGGCTTTGATTTGCGCCTCAGTGACATCGTTGAGGGGGATTAAATCCCATTTTGTGTTATCGGACACATCAATCTGCTTGCAACGCACGCCGCCGTCTTGTACCGATGAGGAGTAGCAGTCATACACTGTTGCATGCTCATAATGATGTCCGTTGCCAAACTCAATATGCTCAATGGCAATCTCGCAATGCGAGTATTTGCCTTTGGTAAAAAATCGAGTAATGCGGTCAGCGATGGCTTTGACGGGCTCTTTGCGCCAGTCTCGCTTGTGTTTGTACATTGCCAAATAAACCTTAGCCATTTTGGTATGCCTCCATCAAGTTATCCATTTGCTTGATAATGTCATCATGGATTGATTGCAGTTGCTCAAGCGTGAGATTAGGGGCTTTGAGCTCATACTTACGCATACGTTGGTTAGCCAACTCAACTTGCAATTTTTCCAAGCCTGCTGCTTGTGTCAAAATCAGATTTGTTGCGGTCTTGTTATCCAGTCTCGCACGTTGCGCAAAGTCTGAGATATATCGACTGCACTCACCTTCATAATTGGCAGATTTAAAGCCTTCTGCCGCCGTTTGTCGCTCGCGGTACTCGCTCTCAAAGCGTGTCCAGGTGCTGTAGATTTTTGCTGCGTGCTCATCAATATTGGCGATAAGGCGAGTTTGAGTTTCAGCTAAAAGTGCGGTTTGTTTTTCGGCTGAAATTTCCCAGCTGAGCGTATCAAGATTTAATTCGTGTGCGGGGCTCGGTTGCAGCTCAATCAACACCGGCTTGCCCTGTTTGTTGCTGACAATTTGTTTACCTTGAGCTTGTCCGTTAAGTAGCTCAATATATTTATCTTGGCTAATTTCTACCGCACCTTCTGGCACAAAACCACCATAAGAATCGTCAAAAAATCCGTCTTTGTAGTACATAGCCATTATCTCCATCTCCCGATTGCTGTAACATCGACATAAAATTGCTCGCTATTCTCGTCACCATCGTAAGCAATGATTGTAAATTTGTTATTACTATGCTGGACAATCGCCACATTAGCATTAGCGACATCAATCATCCCCGCCTCTGCAGCTTTAACTTTAAGCTCGTCTTGAGGTAAATAGATTGGCGTAGCATTGATTCTTAAATTTTCGCCAATAAAAGACAGTGCCCAGTTAAGCGTTTTAGTTATTGTGGTCATGTTGTTCGGCGTAAACAGAACTCTACAAGACTGAATCATCGTCCCATCTGGATATTTTCGAATCTCAAAGTTGCCGATTTTTTGATAGGTAAAATCAGCATCAAGCAATATATTCCCATTCTTCCTTGGTAGGTATGCAACATTTATGTTTGAGCCATTGCTTTCGCGATAAATAAATGACAGCATATTGTTATCACTGTGAGGATTGCTTTCGATCCGAGCGCATCGCCCAGAATTATTGTAAAAACCAATGCCGCTCCAGTCACCTTGTTTAAACGACGTATCCCCAGTAACAACTCCCCCTGTTTTCATGAGTGCATTATTTAATGATGCTCCGCTTTTAGTTACTACATCTCCCTTAACCCATAATCCTGTTTCATTGATTGACGCATTAAATTCATTTGAGTTTGGTTTTCCGCCTAAATGCAGAGTGCCGTTATTATTGAAACCGATAACAGACGCTTCATTTCCAATCACTGAATCACCACTTAGCTCAATTTTCTTTGGCCAACCATAACCATTTACTTGATATGTTGTACTTGAGCCGGTAATTTTCAGCATCCCGGTCATCGTATCGCCCGATTTCAACACTCGCCCATTGGCATTGCTATTCGCATTATCTGCCGTGCGTTGAGCTTCCTCTGCTGCAGCTTGTGCCGTCTTCGCTTTTTCTACACCATCGTTTGCCGTGCGTTGTGCACCATCTGCAGCTGTTTTCGCTTCCACACCCTTATCATAAGCAATTTTAACCGCCGCACTCGTTGCAACTGTGTCTGCACTATCGCTATCTACTGCAGAGGATTTTTTGCTGTTTGGGATTTTGTCTAAGCTATCTATTTTGACCCAAGGTGACCAACTATCTGTTTGATAGCTTGTCTGATGTCGCTCGTACACATCGGTGCTATAAGCAACATAAGCCAATTGGCGACACCAAGCACCATCACCACCTGCAATCACTTCGATCTGGCAACTGGTCGATACAGGCAGATTTTGAGAACGGCTTGCTTGTGTAATCGCATAAACACCATCGGTTTTTAGGGTGTTTAAATTGCCAACAAAAGGCTCAACTTTAAAATTCCCGATACCATAGCCCGCTAAAGTTGTGGCAGGGGATTGTTTGCTATTAGCAAGGTCATAAGCCGTTTTCACCGCTTTGGGCGTGGCTGCCATTGTTTCATTGTCGCTATTTGTGGCTGAGTTGAGTTGCACAATGCCTTGTTGAGTAAGACTAGCTTTGTCGATTTGGTGGGTATGACCTGTTTCGTCAAAACCATTGTCACTCGTTGCAGTAATGGTTTTAGGTTGTGCTTTTAAACCTAATAGTGAGAGTGCTTTTTTCAACCAAGCAGTACGATTCGCCAATTGTTTTGCAGGACGATTGGTAATTCCTTCTGCACCGCCTAAAACAGGGTCGTTTTCTTCAATTTGATAAATCCCATCTTCCCACTTTTCTTGTTCTTTTAAATTCGCCATAAATATCCTTTAAACCTGCTTTAAAGTTAGTTTGAACCGTAATTGTAGCGTCCGTTATAAGTGATTTTATTGTTATAACGGATAGCTACTGCCTTATAATCCAGTACAGCTAATGTGCAGCGTGCTGGGGTAAAATTTCTTAAAATCTTACGTAATCGTAGCCCTTGTTCATTGGTAATGGGACGATTTAAGCGAATTGCGTAATATGCCCATCTTTCACTCAAAGGAATGGCTTGTACTAATTTGTGTTCGTAAGTCCGTGCTTTTAATCCTTCATCAAGCTCCACTTCACCAAAACCTAAGCGACGTAACACTTCTCTAATTGCCCACGGAGTGCCTTTGTGTCGATGTAATTCAATTGCCGCTTTAATCAGCCCACGTTTTGAGCTATCATTTTCGGCTAAGAACTCGCCATCGTAGCCTGTCACACTCCATTTCTCGGTAAGTAAAGGGATAAAAGTATCATCTAGTAAATCGACCAGCGTAGTCATCACTTTGCTGGTATCTAATTGAGAGAGTGGGATACTTAAATCCGCCAGTGCTTTATACTTCACTTCTTGTTCAATAATGTCTGCATACGTCAATTTAGCCATTTACTCGCTCCGCATTGACTTCCACGCTAATCGCAGTGCAGTTTGCCCATTCGGTTTCATTGATAATCAGCTTGGCAGGTGAAGTAAGATTTATGTCATATACGCCTTCTACGCGTAATGCACTAATAATGGCAGAAGGCACAACGTCCATTCCTAGTCGTTTGGTTTTCTCTGCAAGATAATTTTGCAAGGCTGTACGGGCTTGCGTTTTCACAATATCTTCACGATAACCGTCAAGCAATGTTAACGTCGCATTGATTTGATAATTCCGTTGCGTTGGTGCGATAACTTCCACGCTATCGCATAAAGGACGACGCTGTTCAGGGCTAATATATTGTTTAATATCATTGAGCAAACGTGCATCGGGTAAACCTGTTTTGGTCAGTACTGCGATTCGCACTAAACCACCGCGAGGGTTAGATACATTGACATCGGCAATATCTTGTGAGACCGCACGCGTGTGATAATCGTAAGCCGCAATGGAACCGCACGTAGTAAAGGCTTCGGGAGCACTCAAAATACGTTTACGGTAAGATTCGTCATCTTCACGTGCTAATCCACCGCTTGAGACATCAATATTGCTTACGTTTAATGTTGCTTGTGTATTCAGCGGACTTTTTAATACGTTAATTCGTCCTAATTCCCAACCGTTTCCTTGCTCGCCTGTTTGGTTACATTCAGCTTCAATTTCGACATAAGCAATAAGTGGTGTGATCACATCATCATTCATTGTGATAAATTCGATATTATCGGTCGCTGCAACACGAGTCCCTTTGGGAATAAAAATAGAGCCATGTTCACCTTGCACGCTAAAACGTAGAATCGTGCGAGCAGGTTTATCTAATAAACGATAACAGCCAAAAGTCTCACCACATAAATCTAATGCTAAACCCGTCGCAAATTGAGGAAAAGTTTGACGGAATGCTTCGTTAATGCCTTGACGAGCAAGGCTTTCACGAAAGGCGTACACGTGAATCAGTAATCGCTCAATGTGTGCAGGTTGCAACACTTTTCCCGTGCGACGTTCATAATTGGCAATCGTCTCGCGTAAAATGCGATCAACATTGTCATCAACGGCTTTAATTTCATTACGATTCATTGTTGCACCTCAGTCACATAAATCTCCCGATACACCTCATCCACTAACGCCCAATAAATCGTCAGTTCAAAATGCGGAGCCTGTCCGTCAATGGCGATATGATCAACCTCAATGCGAGGCTCCCATTTTTGAAGGGCAAGCGTGATTTCACGCACCATATTGGGCAGTGCGATGTCTTCTGGGTAGTCAATGTAGCGAAAGTGGTCGGAGCCAAATTCGGGGCGAAGCACATCAGTGCCTTTTAGTGTGTTGAGAATGTTGGCAATGCACTGATGAATATCATCAATGCCTTGCACCGCTTGTTTTTCCGTGGGGGCTAATTGCCAGTGGGTTGAGAGTATCGTATTTGTATTCATAGCCTTGATGATACAAGGCTATATGAAGGTGGGCTTTTAAACTGATTTAAAGAATTAGGCTTGAGATGGGCTGGTTGGATTGCCGTCGCCTTGTTCAAGGTGGTGATGATTTTTAAGGGAAATGCCGTCAGCAATCACATCGCCACCGTTTACGTTCACATTACCATTGTTCACTTCCACTTCGCAATCATTGACGATAACTTTGCCGCTGGTATGAATGGTTAAATGGCCCGATTTGCGGTCGTGTTGAATGGTTGTGCCGTTTTTAAATTTCTTGAGCCAGATTTCGCCATTTTGTACGGGCGTGGGGTCTTGCTCATTATAAATCGTGCCCAGCACACAGCCGCTCTCGCCACGGCTATCTAATAAAATTGCTACCAGTTCGCCCACATCGGGCAAGCAGTAAAACTGGTTGCCGCCTGCGTTGGGTGTTAAGAATGAAAGCCACGCCGTTTCTAAATCTTCAAGGGCAGGGATTTTACACCGCACTTTGTGACTTTTCGGGTCGATTGCCGACACAATGCCTTCTTGATAAGTCGCTCCAAAATTATGTGTTTGCATTCGTTATCTCCATACCTAGCGTTAATAAATCATCAGGGATAAATTCCAACATTCGCACTTCGATATTGGTGATGTAACCTTGCGTGCGTGAAATACTGTGGCGTGATTGCTTGATTAAGTATTTGCCTGAAAACACGCCTAAATTTTTAAGTAAAATGGTCGAGCCTGCCACCAGTTTCGGATTGCCAATCAGGGTAATATCGCCAGCACTTTGGTCTTCGTTTTGCTCGCTTAATGCCGCATCGCCTCTGGCATCAATCTGTTCTTGGCTTTCACCTCGGGTAGTAATTTTGAGCGTATCGCCACTTGCTGCCTGTGCTTGTTTCATCTTTGGGCGAAGTGCGCTGGCTTTTTTGCTTTTTTTTACCACTTTTTTACCGCTTGTATCAAAGCCCTTGATTTCCACCTGCTTTGCCGTGTCTTTAATGCGATCACGCAAGCGAATGCTGATACACTGGGTTTCGTCCAACACTGCTGCAGGCTCGGTTTGCCCGAGTTCGTCTTTATCGGTAAATACCAACTGATTGCCCACAATCTTGAAACTGTGATGATATTCACGAGCAAGGCGTGCCAAAAATTCCACGTCGCGTTCTTGATATTGGGTAATTCGTTGAATGGGAATTTGGCGAATTTTGCCCACCACTTTTAGCTTTAACCGCTCAGCCACCATTGCCACCACTTGTGCTAGCGTGGTGTTCTCGTAGGCTTTTGGCTTGAGTGTGCGGTTAGATTTACTCACACCAGTCGATAACGCCCGCAAAGTGATGCTAGACGGTCGATAGCTATATTCCACCTCATCAATCTCAAACGCCCCAATTTCAACCAATGGTTCGCCCTGATAGCCAATCGCCGCTTTTAGCTTATCGCCTTGTGTCGGAAACCACTGGCGAATCCACTTGCCGTTGATGTCTTCAAACTGCACGGAGAGTTCGTCTGATTGCCCTTCGAGATAGTCGGTGTAGGTCAGCTCAATCAAGGACGGCTCAACCTCCGCTGTGATATTGGTTTTCTCATAAAAGAGCGTGAAATCAGGTTTTTGCACGTTACTCATCGGCATTTCCTCGCAACCAAGGCGGCAGATTTTCGTTTTGGGTTGGTTTCACGTTCAGCACAGGGATAAACACCGTCGCTCCTGTGGGTAACACTTCGCAAAAACTCAACTGCGGATTAGCAGAAATCAAGCGACCATATTCCAACGCATCACCATAGTAATAATAGGCAAGGTTATCCCAACGTTCGCCTTGTTTGACGATGTGTTTAAGGACGGTTTGTGTCATCGTTTACCTCCGTTTCGGCTGGATTTTCTTCATCGGTTCGCAGTACAATCCAAGCGGTCATTTTTGCCACAGGATTTGCCAAATTGTCTAACCGTTCATTGATATTGCTCAGACTCTCATCGGCAGGTTTAAACCAATCGTCCCAGCCGCTTGATTCGGCTTTACTGAAACTCTGTTTCATTATTTGCAAATCGTCATACACCGCCGACACATCACGGCTAAATTTGCTGACCACAGGCAAGAAATCTCGCACGCCAGCCAATGCTGACTGCATTCCCACCACGTCGCCAAAACTCCCCAAGGCGTTATTTAAATTCGCCAGCGTGCTCGGCAAGTATGCCAACGCTGATGCAGGATCGCTTGCCAGTTGGCGAACCACGGCAACGGTATTGCGGACTTCGTCCACCGCTCGTTTGCCTTGCTGATAAACCTCCACCGCATGGCTGACGGCACGTTTTGCAGTAGAAAGCGTATTGACTAAGCCTTGCGGCAAAATCGAACCGAGCAAGGATTTTCCACCCACATTTAACGCCGCACCCAGTAGGCTGTTTTGTCCATTTCCGACAAATTCTCGCAAGCTGATATTCATCTCGCGAGCCAACGCATTGCCTTTGGCATCAGTGAAAAGGGTGGTCGATGAAATATCGGCGATCACATAATTGCCTTTATATTTGCCGGTTCCCCAAATCAACGCCAAGGCTTCCTGCTTAGCTTTTGCTGCAAGCAAGGCTTGATAGCGACTTTCCACACCACCGATTTTGTGATGCAGACGAATGGCAAGGGAAAACTCGGTAAGTTTTTCGCCCATTGCCTGCAAACGTGGCTTGCCTTTGAGTACTGCGTGTTCAGCAAAATCTGCAGAATGGGTTTCGGAAAAATCGGTCAGATTGACAGGCTCAAAGGCGATATTGCCTAACATGAAATACATTAGTATGCTCTCCGTTGTCGTTGGTCTAACATCCGATTGAGCAAGCGTTCAAACTCCACAAGGCTCATATTTAGCCCTTGTTGCACTTGCTCCATCACGCCTTGTGTTTGATTGCCTCCCACGTGGATGGTCGGGTTAAAATTCACCACAATGCCGTTGTGCTGGTTGGTTTCGTTATTTGTCACCGCGTTTCGGTTTAAAGGCTGATAATCGTGAAAGATTGACGGATTTTGACCGCTTGAGTTTGGATTAAAATCAGGCGTGCGGTAATCCGCAGGCTGATTGATACCCAAAAGATTCCCCACAAAATTCGCCCCAAACTTAATATCGTCCCACAGCGAACCGAAAAAGCCTTTTTTCTCGTTTAACATCGGTTTAAAGGCGGTTTCAAGGCCGTTTAAAACAGGCTCGAATTTAACCGCACTTGAGAGATTTTTACTGGCTTGTGCGGCAAGTGGTTCAGACTTATCCATACCGATTGCCAAACCTTCTACAATGTTCTGCCCATAACCTTTGAATACACGGCTTGGGCTGTGGATTTCCATCTCGCCTGTAAACCAACCCTTGATAGATTTACCTAAACCGATCACCCATTCTTTCGCACCGTCCCACGTATTGCGAATACCATTGACTAAGCCGTTGATAAGGTTAGAACCAAATTCGGTAAACTTGGCTGGCATATCAATACCAAACCACGACAACACGGTAGAAAATACTTGCTGGAATAAACCCAATGGCGACCAGTTGAGAATGGTGGCTGTGATGTTGCCAATGCCTGAACCAAAAAATGCCGTGATACTTGCCCACACTTCTGAACAATAGTAGCTGATACTATTCCAAGCTGAAGAAAAAATGCCTGATATAGTCGACCATTTTTCGCTAAACCACGCCGAAATGGGCTCCCAGTATTGATAAATCAAAAAAGCACCAAGTGCGATGGCGCCGATAATCAGCCCGATAGGATTGGTCATTGTGGCAATTTTTAGGGCATTCATCGCCATTGTGACAGTCTGAATGGCAAATGAACCAACTTGTAAAACACCACGCAATGCAACGAACCCAGCGACTAAACCCAGTACAAATTTTACGGCTTGCTTGTGTTGAGAAATAAACGGTGTGAACCATTCCACGGCTTCTTGTAAGGATTTTGAAAAACTTTTAATATCATCAGCAAAAACAGAACCTACATTACCGACCGCACTTTCCCATGCACCGCCTAAACTTTCGAGGGCTGAACCAAGCGTTTTCGTTTTTTGGGCGACACGTTCTTCAAGGCTGGCTTGGTCTTTCATCTTTTGCAAGAAATCTTGTAAGCCTGCTGTTCCTTTTTCGCCTAATAGCAAGGCGACACGCTTACCTTCTGTGCCAAACATCGCATCTGCCACATCTTGTGCGGCTTGGTCACCAAATTTAGCACGAATTTTTTGCAGTTTTTCAAGCTCCTTGACCATTCCATCAATGCCTTTGAAATTGCCTTTTTTATCCCAGAAGTCAAACTTCACGCCACTTTTTTCAAGAATATCTCTTGCTTCCGCTTTCATTCCTTTTTTGGCTTCAGCAATCATTTGAGGACCTTTGCTCATTCGGTCAAGCATTGTTGAAAAGTTTGTACCAAACGACGTACCCTCTAAACCTTGTTGAGCCGCAAGCCCCTCAATCGCAAAGATTTTCTGCGAATTTTCTTGCCCTGTTAATTTCATTGAACGAATATTAGAAGCGTAGTAGGTCATTGCCCCATACATATCGTCTTTTTTCATACCCGCAGCGAACATTGCACGCTGTAGGTCATCTGCAGAAGCGCCAAGCTCGGCTTCAGATAAACCGTGTGATTCCATCATCTTGGAAAAGAACTCACCACCTTGCTCCTGATCCATTTCAAGCAATACGTTGAGTTTTGCCGATGTTTTTAAGCCACCGTTAATTAAGGTGTCATCTGATACCCCTTGCATTTTCATCGCTTTGGCAAGTTTGTAGAAATCTTGACGCGTTCCTGGTAAATCCGTGCCAAGTTGGTCGGCAATTTTGCCAATTTCATTAAATTTGCCGAATGTGCCATCAGCCTTCATCATTGAAATTTTCAGGCTATTTGCCGCTTCTTCTTGCTGCATATAGGTTTTCATTACACCAACACCCACAGTAGCAGAGGCAAGCGTGCCAAGTGCTTTACCTTTCAACTCATCACGTTTATTTTTGGCGTTTTCATAACCTGAAACCGCCCCTTGTAGCTTTTGTTGAGCCTTTAAAGAACGGTTTAATTCTTTGCTAAATTCACGTTGCTGGCGACTAACTTGACTAATGGCTTTGCCGAGTTTGTCATATTCAGCTTTCATTAAAGCCAGCCCCACGCCACCTTTTGAGCTGGCACGGCTCATTTCGGCATAAAGAGCTGCTTGCTTGCTTCGAAGTCCGTTGAGTTTAGTCGAAAATTGAGAATGTATCTTTTGATTTTTGGCAACGGCTTGCCCAAGTTTATCTAAGGCACCATTGACACCAGCAAATGAACTTTTAAAACTGCCAGCCAAAGATGCACCAATAACTAAACCGATTGCTAAATTATTTGCCATTGTTTAAGTCCTTGCGTAAAATTGGGAAAGAAGAAGGGGAGGATGTTATGCTTAGCAAATTAAATACCCGTTTTATGAATTGGAAAGGCTTTAACGCCTATACAGAAAGAACTGAATACACCGCTAAAATACTATTAGCGGTGGGGTTAATTAGTTGGAGTGTCATTTATTGGATAGATGCTATGCAATCAATCGAAAGCGTAGGTAAAGGCTTGGGTATTGCTCTGATTTATGCATTACTTCTTGCCATTTTTGCTTGGATTGGCGTTTATCTATCTTGGGGGGGAGCTGTTATTTTCTCTTTATTAAGTGAGCCTTTCATTTGGCTTTACCGTAAAATCTGCCCATAGCCAGCTTTAACCTGTCGATTCATCTGTTCAATCCATTTTGGAATATCCACAAAATCCATCTCCATTAGCTCGCTTGGTGAAAAACCAAACCACCAAGCGAGATCTGCAAAAACTTCATCAAGCTCGCTTAGTCTTCGGACTTTCCCTCCGTAACCAAATCAGTAATCAATTTGCCAAGAGCTTGAAGGTCAGCTTGGTCAAATTCATCAATATCTTCAGGAATTAAATTTGATAAACGGGTCAAGAAAAACTTCGTGATTTTATAGCCGTCTTTTTCGGCATTAAAATCTTGTGATTCATAAGCCGCTTGGTCTGAACCTTTTAAGCGACGAAGAGTGACTTCGGTAATTGTGCTACCGTCAGGTGTCGCAACAGGGTATTTGAGGGTATAGGTTTTGTATGAACGGAAATTATTCATTAAAGTGGTCGCAGCGTTAGCCATAAAAAACTCCTTTGTGAGATTGTTTAACTTTCACAAAGGAGTTTACTTAAATGGGCTTTAAAGGTCGTTTAAACTGCTTTAAAGAAATTACTGCCCAATATTGGTGCGGTATTTTTGCAATACATCTTGACCGTTTACGCGGTAGATGTTGGCAAGCACGTCCACAAAGAGGACTTCTTTACCTGCAAGGGTTTGCTTGATGGAATAAATTTGGAAAGTATCGGAATGTTCCGTCGCCTCTTTATTTTTCAAGCTCCCACCTGTGGTTTTGTTAAATGCCACGTTCATAATGGTCACTAACGCTTCTTCCGCCGCAAGCCCACGGGAGTCAAACACCTGCACGTTTGAGCGGGTCATCAACTGCACATTTTTGTATGGGTTGTAGGCTTTGGCTCGCACTTCAGGATAGAAACTATCCCAAATCACTTCGCCCTCCATCGCATTTAAACCTGCAGGCAATTTTACCGTGCCGTGTAACCCCAAACCTTTATGTTCAATAAATTCAAACTCAAGGTCGGGCAATTTAAACTCTTTGGCTTTCCCTAAAAGGGAGTTGCCGTCCATATAGGTATTGGCGTTCACAATTTGGTGAATCACTGTACTCATTGTTTTCTCCTTCTAGCGTTGTGACACCAAGTTCACAAGGTATTTACGGGTCATCACCGATTTATTGCCAATCAATTCCGCTGGCAATTTGGGCGTGTAGTCATAGACTAACGGCACGTGACCTTTACTAAATTCATCGACTAAGTCAGTGTCGTAGTCAAGGCTGACACTATAACCTACGATTGACGGCAAGGCTCGCAAATAGGTGTCTACCGTTTCCAATAGGCTGTCAATCAACGCATCATCAATCGGGCGGTCGATAAATTGCAACTCGGTGCGGCGAATACTTTCATCAATTAAATCTCCTGTGCGTAACGCTGTTTCAAAATTGATAATGTGCGTCACGGTTGGATAGTTTGACGAACGGTTACCCCATAAGCGGAAACCTGTACCGAAGCTGTTAAAAATTGTGGTAATACCTACTGCGTTAAGCAGGTTAGTTTCTGATTGTTCATCGTCCACACGAGCAGTCAATGGCACTTCCATTCCAATCACGCCTTGTAACTGACGGTTTGAAGTGGAGAACCAGTAGCCGTTGTCGGTATCGGTTTTCATCCGCAAGCCTGCTGCGTGCACCGCTAAACTTTCAAGCGTATTGCTAGAGCCTAACGCATAAGGGAAGAAGTGGCGAACACGTTCAGAGCTTGCCGAGGCGTTTAACGTACCGAGAGGACCACGCCCTTGAATCGCTTTAGAAAGTGATGTGCCTTTTGGCAGTTGCACATACGCCACCGCTTTTAACTGTTCGGCTAATGTTGCCAATGCGGCGGCACAGCTTGCAGTTTTGTCGAACTCTGGACAGATTAAAATTTTGGCATCGGCACCGTAAAGGTTGAAACCATCACGCAATAATTCAAAGCCTTTGCGTTTGCCCGTCGCTGAATCAATCCCGCCTTTGATGTCGGCTTCCGTCACTTTTTCAGGGTCGGCATAGGTATAAGTGGCTTTTAAGCCTTCGTGCATTGCTTTCAAGGTAATTTCCCCTGTTTGCAAATTCACGCTGTAATCGCTGCCTTCCGATAAGGTTTGGCTGTTTGATTGAAGCGTTAGGCTTAATAAACCCACTTTTGAGGTTTTCGCCATTAAAGTGCTGCTATCTTGGGTAAGCACTTCATCGTTTACATCGGTTTTGTGTTTAGTTGGATCTAACACATTGACTACATAGACTTTCCCTGCGGCATAACGTGCTAATACATCAAAAGCATCGGGCAAGGTGTAACCTTGATTTAAGATCACGCCAAATTGGGCAAAATCTTTGGTAGTTTGGCACACGGTGAGTTCATTCACTGCACCGATGGGTGCAGTCCCGACGATGCCGATAATTGCACCGTCCACCGTTTCCACCGCAACAGAGCCGCCTGTCACGCGTGTTGTTTTCGTTCCGTGATGAAACGCCATAATGTTCTCCTTATGGTTCTTTGCGGCGGTAACGTGCCGCGGTAAATTTTGGTAAATTTTGCGGCTGGTGTACTTCCACCTGCCACGTTTCCGTTTGAATGATGAGTTGGTATTGCCACAAGCCGTTTTCTTCGCCTGCAAACTCCTCGCTAATCAAATGACAAGCGGTGCAATTTGTGGGACGAAAACCCACGACGGCTAAGCGAAGCTGGTCGAGCATTTCCAACGCACCGGTGTCATCGTGTTGGCTACGTGCAATCACCGTGAGGGCAATCAGCACTTTGCGGCGTTGTTGAATAATGTCGGTGCTATCAAGACTTTCAAATTTGGAACCTGCATACTGCACCAACACCGCCCCATATTGGTCGGTGAGGTTGTAGCGGTCTAAGTCATCGGGGAACAGTTCGATGCTGAAACTCGTGGTCTTCTGTTCGATATGAGCTCTGATGCTTTGCAAAATCGGTAAAGTGGCACTCATAGATGTGCTCCTTAATAACCCAACAAATCCAATTTCTGCGGTGCACGGGCTTTAAATTTCAACGCAGACGGCAAACTGTCATCGCCTTCGGTGCCGATTTCTGTTAAGCCCAAATGCAATTTGCCGTCGGCAATACGTTCCAAATCTTTTAGGGCTTGGGCGTGGGTATCTTTCACATTCGGCGGAAAGCCTTTGCCGTCGGGGCGGCGTGAATAGAGCCAGTAGCGAGCCAGTTGCAAGCAGATATTACGCACCAAGGTTGGTACCTCTTCCAACGGCAACACATAACGAGCACGTAAATAGCCGTCCACGGTTTCTGTGGCATATTCACAGGCTTTGGCGATCACGGTTTCATTTACCTCTATTGCTCGGCTGTTGTCGTTAGAAAGTTGGCGTAAGGTCATTTCGTCCATTACGTCGGTTAAATCTGCTGCTAGGATATACATTTGCTATTTGCCTTTTGCTTTTTCTGCCTTAGCAATATTGTTTTCTGCCGCTTGTACGTCTGCTTCGGCCACCGCATTTTCAACCGCTTGAGTGTCATCTAACTTGACGTAAAGAGAGATGCGTTCGGCTTCTTCGTCAGTCAGTTCGAGCTTATCGCCTTGCTCATAGCGTTGATTGTTGTGGTAAATCGCCATGGTGCTGATGACGGCGTAGAGTTTGGTTTTGTCCATTACTTTCTCCTAATGAAACGGTGTTATATCTTTAACAAATCTCCCCAACCCCCTCTTTGCTAAAGAGGGGGAGGATTTTCAGAGATTACAAACAGCCTTTGATTAAGTAACCAGCCGCACTACCCAAAAGATGTGGCTTGTGAATGTCGGTGGTGCGAATAACTTCAAGTTTGCCGCCGTTTTCTTTGTAGGTGTCCACAAATAAGCCACCTTGACGACGTACGGTGTAACCGTAAGATGGCTCGTAAACCGTGCCTTTGCGTTCCGCTGAACGAGGGGCAACGTAAGCTAGCACAATCGCATCGCTCCAGATGTCTTTGAGTTGTGAGCTTTCTTCGTACACCGCCTCACCAATTTTCACGGTATCGATACCAATCAATTTGGCGAATACTTCAGGCGTTACAATCGCCACTTGTGAATACTTGAGTTTTTCAATGACAGCTGGGTGTTCTTTTAATGCTGCCCACACATCGCCTGCAATCACGCATACATTCGGTTTGCGACCAATCGCACGCTTCACGGCACGAATGCCCGTGTCGAACATCGCAAAGATGTCTGCTTGTTTGCTAGTGATTTTCGATGTACCGCTTAACGTGACTTTGTTGCCACTGTCATATTTGCTTTCATCAAGCGCGAGCGTTGCCACTTCTTTTTCACGCCCTAATGCAATCACATCTTGGGTGGTGTTTAAGGCAAATTGACGGAGAGAGAAAATTGCTTCGTTTTCTTCGCGGTAGTCGATGGCGTATTCCACATCGTGTTCTTCCAATGCCACGTCGATTGCCGTGATGTCTTCAGGGTCTAAACGATTTGACGTGCCGCGTAAGTTACGCACCGTGCTAGGTAAGCGGAATGCAAGGCGACCGAATTTCGGAATTTTGCCCGCTTCTTTGTCGATTTCGACGGTTGGCATTAAGACTTCACCGACTAACTCAAGGTTGTGATAGCCCTGAGCCAAGTTGGTTAAAACAGGATCTTGCACGCGAAGTGCTTGAAGATTGTGTGCGGTCATAAGTTTTCCTTCTATTGATAAATGGCATTAAATGCAGCTTTATAGCTCACATTGTGTTCTTTGGCGTAAGCACGGATTTTTTGGTCAGCTTCGATGCTGGCTGGGCTTGTGCCTTCGGCATATTCCACCGTGTTATTTTGTGCAGTTGCCGCTTTTTCTTTGGTTGCTACCTCAGAGAAATTTACGACTTGAGGTTGAGCGTCCAAAAAGGCTTGGAGTTTGCTGTGTAGGCTTTCGCCCTCGGCAAATTCCACCACGCCACCTTGAGCGGTAGTTGATGCGTAGTTCAACAAATCGACCGCTTGCTGTTTAGCAATCGGCGCAAGTTTGCCTGCTTTCACTAAGCCTTCCGCAAAGTCGGCATTTTCAGCTTTGGCTTGATTGAGTTCAGCTTCCGCTTTTTCGGCTTTCGCTTTGGCGTTTTCATCTTTGAGTTGCTGATTTTCAGCACGCAAGCGGTCTAATTCCGCTTTCTCTTCTGCACTCATTTCAGGTTCTCCTTGAGTTGGTTCAGTTTGAGTAGGGTTAATAGTTGCTGGGGCTTCGGGAGCCTCTTCGCAAAAATCGACAATGCCTTGCTCGCTCTCTGAAAATTCAGGGTTACGCAAGCCTTTCACAGCTGGTGGCATTGCCCCTAAAAAACCGACATGGCGTAAATAGAGCGAGCCTTGCTTTGGATTGTCAGGGCTATTGGCAAGGTAAAAAGATGCCGACACTTTTTTGAAACGCCCATCTGTGACCATTTCGGCAAATTCAGGGTGAACTTGGTCAAGCTCGGCTTTCAGCACATCGCCGTCTAACTGCAAGCCTTTCACCCACGCATAGGCGGGGGCTTCCATTGTGGGGTGTCCGATAACGGCTGGGGCTTCATGATAGGCAACATCGTAGGCTTCTACCGCCTGTTGCAAATCGGCTGGGGGGATTTCCACCACTGTACCGTGTGCATCTAGGCGTTTGCCTGCTTTAAAAATTTCAATCAGGGTCATTCGGTTCTCCTTGTGTTGGCAAACATCATAGAAAAAACGACTGCGTGGGGCTTTTAAAGCGATTTAAAGAAAACGAATGAGAAATGATTGGAAAAAAGAAAAGCAGATTTAAAGCAGAATAGAATAGCGTTTAAATACCGTTTAAATGCGTTTAAGTGCGTTTAAATTTTTTTGGACGATAAATTCATTTAATCGAATTTAAAACGCCACAGAGGGCGTTTTTGATGTTATTTTTGATTTTTAGGCAAAGTAGCTAACTTTGGTCGATTTGGCGTTGCAAAAGTGCGGTCGCTTTTCGCAAGAGTTTTTGCTCATCTTGTTCGCTTACGCCTAGCCATGGACGAGCTGGAATAGTGACTTTACCCCCACGCCCCGCCTTGCCGCCGAATTGGTGTAAGCGGGCATATTTGGCATCAGAACCAAATTCCACATTTTTGTCGTTATAGTTATAGGCGGTTTTATCCGATAAATAACCATCTTGACGTAAAATTTTGGTGGACTTGCCTTTCTTCTGTTTGCGAGCCAACGTTTTTGCCGACAACGATTTCCAGTTATCCCCTTCAGGATCCACTTCTTGCTTAAATCTCTCAGCGTGGATTTTCTTCAAGGTTTCCCCCAGCACGCCATAGAGCTTGCGAGGGTGTTGCAGTTGTTGGGTAATACTGTGCAGTTTTACGACCGCTTGGGTATCGTTGAGGGTGATTTTAATCATCGCTAAAAGCCAGCTAATTTATTTTTTAACACATAGCCTTCAAGTTGCCATAATTTATTAAAGGCGTTCTCAAAGGCAATACGTTCGCCAATTTCTTGGTTATAGGTTTTCGGTGAAACACAGGCGGATTCACCCGTTACTGTAAAACCATTACGCAAGGTTAATACACAAACCGTGAGCGTTTCTGTTAATCGGTGGAATTGTTTATCTGTGATAATAGATTCCAAATGTTCTTGGGTAACATGTTCAGTCATTTTTATTCTCCTATTGATTAAAAAATAAGTTGGGCGTATAGTATTTCTAACGGTGGGGGTTTCCTACTGGAAAGGTTGGCGGCAATGTTTCATCCGTTATTATCCTGTTCGAATCAGGCAAACCACCGTTAATCCAAATCACCCCATAATAATTCGTAGCTTTTCTTAAAATCGTTCCATTCAACTTTGCTTTTGATTGTGCTTGCTGTGCGAACTAGATTGACTTTATGAACCAGCTTTTTCTTGCTTAATTCGTCTTTGAGCTTTACTTCGTAATCCATTTTGATTGCTACTTTACCTTGCTCGATTTCATACACAAAAATCAGCGTAGGTAATTTCTGATCACGTTCCAACAAGATTGCCTTTGGATTTCTCAACTTCTCTGGCAACTGCTCCCAAAACTCAATCGGCAGGTTAATGCCTTTGGCTTGCTTGGTATCACGCAAGGCGTGTAACACGTCATCATCTCGCACTGCAATCACCGCACTTTGTGGAGCTTTTTCAAGAGTGTTTAATTTATCAATTACTTTGGCAGGGATTACGCCCACGTTTTTGATTTGCCCACGAGCTATTTTTTCGCTGGCAACTTGATCTACCATAGACTTCATCGCCCCGTTTAACATCATCATCGCACGTGGATTTTGTAACACGTTTTCAATTAAGAGGCTGGCAAGTTTCGGTTCGGCGGTAACGGCTTTGTTGAAAAGTAGCTGATCTACGTCTGCATTCCGCCCTGCGGTCAAACGCTCAAAATTATGCGGTTGAAAACCCACGTCATAACCCTTTGGCACTTTTACCATTCGGGGATTACCTGAACGTGTACCAACCAGTTTTTCTTCCCACTCAATTTCAGGCGAAGGGCTGACGGTTCTGCCCATTTCCTTGAGGTCATCTTCATCGTGAGCAGTGACTGTGCAGTGGCAACCGTAGGCTTTAATGGGGTAGTAATAACGCCAAAACGGATCGCTGGCGGGCAAAATCGTGCCGTCTAAATCAATATGCTCTTGACGTGGGTGAGCGTTGTCGTGGTGATGATATTCCCAATAAGGCATCACATCAGCCAAATCTAAATGTTGTTGCAATCGCCCGCGATTGTAAGCCGCATAAACATTGGTGTCGTAAATAATACGAGTTCGCCAATTTCTACCGCCTTTGTAATCCCAGCCTGTGCGAGAGACAACCTCATCAAACCGCTTGCGAAAGCCCTCCAGCGTTTCGCCGTTGGCAATGGCATCATCTACCGCTTCACGAAAGGCAAACAGCACCTCATTGCGGTTTGCTCCTGCGACCATAAAAAAGTAGTCGTGTTCTTCGCCAAGCACATCAAGATAGCTACTGGTGGGCAAGTTGAGTTTCTTCTCAAAGTACCGCACCTGTTGTTCAAAAGTGAATTTGTCCATTATTTACGCTCATCTTCTACGGATTGTCGCCCTGCAAATTGTGCAGCAGTAGAACCCCATGCCAGCAGTTCGCCATATTCCGCAAAACTTAATTCAGGAATAAGGCTATCCAGCTGATTGCGGAAATCCTCAAGGCTTTCGGCTTGCCCTAATTGGTCGCGAATGCTTTGCAGCCAATGTTCAACGTAGGCTTCGCCCTCTACTTCCAACTGTTCGCCGATGGTTTCAATCACGCTTTGGGGGATAGGTTCAGCAAAATCCACTGCTTGTTTGCCTTTGGTTGGGGCTTCTACCTTGATTTCTGCCATCACAATATCGCCTTGTTCAAAGCCATAAGTACGGAGGATATATTGCTCGGTAAAGCCTACGCCGATTTCCGTGAGTAGCTTGTCGCGTTCGGCTTGTAACTTATCAATGCTTTCTTGCTCAAACAGCTCAAAGGTCGGCAAGGTGTCCACGCTGAAATTCAGCTCACAAATCCACGCCAGCAACTGATTGAACACACCTTCCACAAGACTGGCGTCATCATTGCGAATGTCTTTGGTGACTTCTAAGCCTGCGGTGGCAGATGCTCGGTTGGCTTCTGCTTCGGTGGTTTGGTTTTGCCCGAGTAATGCGATGGCGATTTCAGATTTGCAGTACTTGATAAAGTTATCAAAGGCTTCTGATGAGCCACTTTTATCAGCACCTTCCACTAAGCCTATAGAGCTATCATCAGGAATTGCGGCAACAGCAGTGCCAAGCATTGCTTCCATACTATCAAGCAAGTCTTCAATTTCGTGGACCTGTGCTTGGCGAGGGTGTTTACCAACTAACCAGGGAGAGCCATATTTTTCGGTAAATTCCAACCAGTATTTAAAGCCTGCTTTCTTAAAGGTCGCCGCCCAAAAGCAAAGGGATAAATCGCCCAAGCCGTAAGGATTGGTGTAGGTGGCATTTTGGGTGGCAAGCAACATTCGATAAGGCGGAATAAATTCACCGTCACGGTGTTCTTTGGTGCGAAGTTTGAGCTGATTTTCTTCGTCAAACACAAACCATTCTTGTGGCTTGCCTGTAATTGCCGCTGGCAACAGTAAGCCGTTGTCGCTTTCCCATTGCACTTCTAAGGCTTGATAGCCAAAGAGTGTAGCATCGAGTAGCTCACTGATGATTTGGCTTACTGGCAAGCGGTCGAAAAGTGCGGTTAAAATCTCGTCCGTTTTTTCATTGCCTGTGGGCGTGATACGCCACTCAAGCCCTTTAATGGCTGCTTTTCTACGGCGAACACAGCCTCCAACGTGGCTGTCGGATAGGATTTCACGGTAAGCCGAAATATCCTTGCCCATTTTCTTCAACACAGGATCAGGGTTCGGCAAATAGTGCATAAACGACCAATAGTCAATGGCGTTGGCACGGCTGGCGATGACGCGGATTAAATCTTGTTTTTTCGGAGTCATTGGCTTTCCTTATTTCTCATAATCCACAAAGAGGGCAAGTAGTACAAATACCCACCAGAATGGTTTGTCATAAAAAATGAGTGTTGTTGCTGCAATAATGAGTGTGGTAAATGCAATCATTGTTAATATCCTGCGGTTAAATTCTTGCTTTTACGTGGTCGGCGGCTGTGAGCCATGACAGGTTGCATCACAGCATCCGTTGCTGCGGTTAATGCCAAAAAGCACGCCCAAGTGCGGTCGGCGTGCCCGTTGCTGTCAGATTCTGCGGTAAAGCGTGGTGTGCCGTTTGCCCCTGTGATTTTTTTGAGTTTGTGCAAATCTTCTCGCAAATTGGCGTTGCCCTGCGGTATGCGAATTTTGCGATCTTCAAAGGCAGTTTTGCCAATAGTTGCCATTTTGAGCTTGGTGGAAAGATTAAACAGCGTACCCTCAATACGTTTGCCGTGTTCAGCTTGAGCATCTTCTACCATTTTTTCTCCCATTCCTGTTTGGTCTAGATTGCCTGCCACTACATGATACTGCTTCATAATGCGGTTGAGTTCCGCAAGCTGTTCACGCAATGGCACACGTTTGAGCTCCACGATTTCACGCGTCCAATAGACATCGCCGACCAATTCAACCACCCAAATCACGGTTAAGTCGTTACGAGCCGCAATATCCATTCCCACAAAGCACGAACCGCCTTGATAAAGCTCAGGCTTGCCTGCTTGTTCGTGTTCAACGGCATCAATTAAATCGTAAGAAAGCCAGCTGCTTGCCTCATCAAGCCATTTGAGTTCAAATTCTTGCGCCCACGCATCTTCATCATTCAAGCCACGGCGTAGCTGTTCGATATTACGCGGTAAGCCGTCTGCCACTGCTTGGTAAATATCTACGGTGTGGCGTGACCATTCGGTGTTATCCAAATCGGTCATCAATTCATAAAACTTGTTACCCTTGCCGTTAGGGGTTGAAACCACGCGTAACTTCCAGCCTGCGGAAATCACGGGGAACAAGGCTTTCCAGATTTCACGGCTGTCGGCGTGGAACGCAAATTCATCTAAAAACACATTCGCAGAGAAACCGCGAGCGGTGTCAGGGTTCGCTGGTAAGGCGGTAATTTTTGAGCCATTCGGGAAAATCACTTCTAAGGCGTTAAGCGTTGGGCTAAATGGCACTTCTAACACTTCACAGGCTACATTTAAGGCTTCAAGATGGCGTTTTACACCTTCGTTAATTGCTTCTTTGGCTTGGCGTTCCCCACGAGATAGAATCACCCAGCGAGTACGTTCACCTTTAGCTTCCGCTTCTAAACAATCCAGCACAATTTCAAATGTGGTCGTGAATGTTTTACCCGTTTGACGGGCAAACATTGCCACTTTGAATCGGCTTTTATCGTTTAACCAACGCTTTTGATAGTCATAAAGAACGGTATTATTCAATGCCATAGACTGCTTTTACCATTTGTTGCACATCAGCAAGGCTCACGCCTTGTTGTTTGCCAGCTTCTTCCACGGCTTTTGCCGCTTGTTCTAACACTTCTTTGCGAATTTTGCGTTCACGTTCATAACTTAATGAGGCTGCTGCTTCTAGCCGTTGTACGGTGGTGGCTAACATTGCCAACTCTTTCGGCTCAGCAATGCCGTTTTCGGCAAATTGAGACGACATTTCAAAAGCAAGGTGCTTGACCAGTTCGATGACTGTTTTGCCAATATCAGTTTGCGGCATTTCGCCAAATTGGCGTGTCCATACTTCTGCCACTTCTCGGGCTTGTCGAATTTTAGCCCCCACTTTTTCCATTCGGCTGGCGTAGCGGTTTAAGCCGGTTTTGCTGAGTTGCATATTTTCAGGCAAGCCACAATCACGGATTAAGTCGTTAATTTCTTCTAAAATTTCTGCTTGTGAAAACTGCTTGTCGCGCAACATCATCGCCAACTGGGTCTTGATATTCGGTGGCAATAAATCGACCTTGCTGGCACGCCCTCGTGTATTTTTTTCACTCATTTAAACCTCCTTTAAATGTGGTTTAAATTTTCGGTAAAGGCTTTTTCACCCCATCCACCACGGCTTCGCCATTTGCTACATCAAGCCCGCGCTGGGTAATCTTGGCAATCATAAAGCCGTTTTGTAGGCGTTCGATTTGGACTAAATCTTGCTCTTCGAGCCAATTGAGATGAGTGCGGACTAAATCACGGCTGATTTTATGCCCATAAAGGGCAAGGCAATCGTCCAAAATGGACTCATTGGCATCATAGCCTGCATCAGCAAGTGAACGTAAAATCACTAAACGCTGATCTTGTTTAATCAATTCTTTTAACGACATTTCATCATTCCTTTAATTTTGCTTCTAATAACAAGCCCACTTGGTGGCTCATTGCATCTACTTGGCGTGAAGTGGCTTTGGTGTCGCCTTTCACATCGGTTAATAAGGTTTTCAGGCGTTCTACATCGACTGCGGTCGGCAAATTTTCCACCTTGCTTTCCAGCGTTGCCAAGCGGTTGTCATGGCTTCTGGCAATGTCGGCAAGTTGGCTTAAATCATGCTTTTTGGCATATTTACTGTCGAGTTTGAGCCAAAACGCCCCGATAAAAATCGCAATCAGGGTGGAAACTACGCCAAAATTGGCACGGATAAATTCCCAAAATTCACTAATCATTGTCCTTCCTTAGCCTTTGAGCAGATTTCCCGATAGGTCGCGTTATGCACCGCTATTTGGCGTAGGGTTTCGGTAGTATCTTGGCGACTGGCTTTAATTACCCCAAAACCCGAACAGCTTGGGTTAATCACGGAGATCGCCCGACTGTTGCAAGCGGTTAATGACATCATCACGGCGAGAGCTACGAGTGTTTTCTTCATTTTTCTTTCTCACTTCAAAATGTTTGACTTGGGTTTGCGCTACTACTTTTTCCTGTTGCAGTTGCTCGTTTTGCTTAAACAAGCGGTCTATTTCTTGATGAGCTTTGTGAATTTTATAGGTGGCCAGCATTGCTCCTACCAGACCCACTACAACAAAGCCTAAAATCAGATAAAAAATCATTCTTCACGCCCCCGATTATTTAACGCATTAGCAAAACCTTTGGTTGCCACACCACCTCCACAGAATAGGGCGAAGGTGGTAAAGAGTTCACCTACATAAGCGCGGTCAAGCCAGACGGCATAAACTAAAATGCCAGCCATCAATAAAGCCCCGAAAAATTGGATAAAGGCGGTGGTGGAAAGACGACCGTTGTCGTTGGTAATCAACTCACTCAGTTTTTTCATTTTCTTTTTCCTCGTTGAAATAGTTTTGTTGGGCTGAAGCATAGCCAAAGAAAGTCAGAATACTTGCACAAACAAAGTAGCCGTAATATGCCAGCATAATGCCAAGCAAAGTATTTGTGATCATATCCCAATGATACTTAGCTTTGGTGTATTGGAATCTCGGCTTTGAAGAGCCAAAGAACATTGCCAATATTGCCAATATCGCAAGTGCGGTCATAAAGTAAAAGAACCATTCATAGGCTTGTACAAGGTTTTTAATGCCTAATTCATTGGCAGAAATAAAACCACCGAAAATAATGATTTCCCATACTAAAGAGAAAAAGGTAATTCCGCGAATTTCTCGTTTCATTTTAGTAACTCCAGCGTAAGTAAAAAGCGGTAGCAGCGGTTGTGCCACCGTTGATTTTGCGATTTCGTTTGGCGTTGCTACTCATTCGCCAACCTCGTGTAAATTGCTTCTGATGATTTGGAAAACGTATTGATGCACTCATCGTTTACCCCTTAAATAAATGCTCAACATTCACGACTTCTTCACTATCCAGCCAGCTCCACACATCAAAGCATGGGCAGTCTTTAATCCATTCGTTTGGCGTGATTGTGCCATCGCCGTTGAGGTCAGGGCTTAAATCACGATGTCCACAAATGCGAGCGCTGGGATATTTTGCTTCAAGCTGACGCAATAATTTATGTAGTGCCTGCCATTGTTTTTCGGTGTATTCACCATGGTTTTTGCCATCTTTGCGGATACCTCCGACCAAACAGATGCCAAGGCTGTTAAGGTTATGCCCTTTAACGTGAGCACCTGTTTCACCCTCTTTGCGACCAGTTTCAACGGTGCCGTCGGTGTCA